AAATGTATCAGAGAAGTGCTGATATGTTTCTAGGCATTCCTTTTAATATTGCAAGTTATGCTTTGCTAACTCATATGATCGCTGATATTACAGGATACAAAGTCGGTAAATTGATTATAGTAATCGGTGATGCGCATATCTATAAGAATCATATTGAGCAAGTTCAAGAACAGCTATCTCGTGAGCATTATCCGTTACCTACATTAAGCATGCCGAAACTTGGACCGACAGAAATTAGTATATCGAAAACTAAAACAGTCGATTATGTTCTTGAAAACTACAAGCATCATCCAACAATTAAAGGCGAAATGGCTGTATGAAAACGTGGAACGGAAAGAAGCTCTCTGAGAAGCTCTCTGAGATGCATCCTGCCCACATAATAAATTGCATCTATATGATCAGGCGGCTGAACCTTAATAAGTTCAACAAACACGCTAAAGGGCTGCATCGCGAACTGAATAAAAGGTAATAACTATATTCTTTTATGTTCTAAAAATAATGAAATAAACTATATACATTATCTGTGGATTTGATATAATAGATCTACAAATTGAGTTAAGGAATAAAACATTATGATTGATTTAAGTTTTTGGAGATTTATGATTCAGTTGCATTTTGCAAAATCGCTCCTATGGGGTAAGGGCGAAGATACTTATCTATTTCACATCGGAACTTTTTCGCGCGGATCAGACACAGCAATAAATATAATCATCTTGCCAATAAGTCTAATGATTGGCTTCTCAAAGTAATATGGATATTCTTTTATGTTCTAATAAAGTTGTTGACACAAAGAAGAATAATTGATATAATAGTACTATAAATTGATAAACAAACTAAAGGCAATAAAAATGACAAAACAATATAATGATCGTCGCTATGATACTCTTGGTCCTAATTCTAAATTCGCAATCAAAACTCCTGAAGGCAAATGCTTTCACGTTCATTCAAATGAAAGTTTGGCTGCAATGTTAGAAGATGGCAGAGTTCCTCAAGACTCGCTAATTCAAATGGCAAAATCTACAAATCATTCATCTGTTACCAAATAAGCAGGAATTAAATTATGTCAATCGAAACTACAGTTCAACTTTCAGGATCATGCAAAATTGTTGCAACCGAATATGAACATGCTAAAATTGGTAATATGATTGAGCATTCATCTGATCACTGCCATTCGGATAACGAAACTTCGATTGACATCAGCAAAGAAAGCAAAGAACTGGCTATTGAAATGATAGCAATGTTCCAAAAACATCTTAACATATAGGAATTATATTATGCTCAGTCAAGAAGATGTGGTTAATTTACTTAATGCCAAAGACAAGCGCATTGCAGAGCTTGAGAAAGAGCGTGATGACTTAAAGATGCCGATTGATTTAGGTGACAGAGTAATTTTATCAAAGCAAGCATTACAGGCCCACAACCTAGGGCAGCAGGCTAAAGGTATTGAAGATGCCATAGCGACCTCAAAGATTCCTTATGGTAGAAATGGGTTTGGATTTCAAATGTATATGTGTTCGCGCAATAGTTTATTAGTTTGTCACGACAATCTACTTGCCCAAGCCAAAGCACTAAAGGAGCAAGGCGAGTGAAATACGTAAAAAAACCAGTAGTTATTGAGGCTATGGTATTTAACGAAGAAACAAAAAACCGATGTGCTAACTTTGTAACGTGTAATTGCTCTTACGGTACAGATGAGAACGGTAACTCAGAACTAGGAATCCAAACCCTTGAGGGTGTAATAACTGCCAGTGTTGGTGATTACATAATTAAGGGCGTGAAGGGTGAGTTTTATCCATGCAAGCCTGATGTATTCGAGCTTACCTATGAAGCACTAAAGGAGCAAGGCGAATGAGTTTGATACACATCCCAATTAAACATTATAAATTTGAACAAGACTTTTTCGTGCTGCATTGCACAAGGTTACAAGAGCGAATTGCAGATCTTGAGAAAGAGGTTAAAGGTTATCAAGTTGCGCTATCTTTACCATCAAATGACGATGCCCACAACCTAGAGCAGCAGGCTAAGGGTATTGAAGTTGCTGTAAGGCTTAACTTAAAATCATATTCAGACCCTTACGTCGTTAAATTAATGGGCAGAGCTTTGGTGTTACGAAACAAAGCCGAAGAACTAAAGGCGCAAGGCGAATGACAAAGAAGGCTACCGTTAATGTCGGAACCATTGGCCATTGCGATCACGGCATAAGCATAAACACGGGTGATTACATAGATCCCACTCCTTGGACTCCTGAAGATCATGAAAGGTTTAAGAAAGCGATGGTGCGTGTTGATGAACTCCAAGGTATAACAAACTCGAAAGGACATGGCAATGAAAATTAGTAAAAACAGTTGGCACTACAAACTTGTTAATGCAAAGGTATTAGGTCAGTCTTTTTATGATGGGTACGAAATAAGTCATAGTTTATGTTTGTATTTCTGGCAAGTAGTCAAATCTATATTATTAATAGTGTTTTTGATAGTACTAGGCGCAGGTGTTGGAATGCTCGTGGTGTACCCAGCTGCAGGTTTAGTTGGTTGGATGGTCACTGGTGTTTATATTCAAGACGCGACTATTATGATTGGGGCGGTGGTCATCGCGCTTGCATGTGTTCCAGTTACAGCAATTATTACAGCAATTATTTGGATAAAGATTGATAAAATGCTCAGAACTAATATACCAACCCCAAGTTTGATTTCAAGCTATATTCAAGCAAAGAAAGACAAGCTTTGTCCTGTCATCGAGTTTACAAAATGAACAGGAAACATATCTTGGTCATATCCGCCTTAATCATCGCAGAATCCTTGCGCCAATGGATTATGAACGATACGGTCGAAGTATTCCTTGTCATTCCATTGGTGCTTGCTCTTGTGTATGCTGCAGTAACAACGTTAAGATATCTATCAGGAGGGCGATAAATCCTTAGTTATAAATAATGGATTAGTATTGTACAAAGGCTAGGATTTAATGTCTTACAATTTTAGACCAAAGACTGAAGATGAAATAAAGAAACTAGGAATTACTGCGACAAAAGAGAAGTCAGTAGTTGACTTGTTTCGCACGATGAATTCATCGTTTGGGTCCGATTACGATGAATTCATCACAATTGAAACTGGTGATGCAAATTTCGGAAATGTTAAAATTTTAAATGATTTCAAAGAGCTTGTTGATATTGTTACGTACCGACGAGCGTTTTCAGGAATCGGGCTGAAGTTTGGGAATGGCTCAATTGTAACGAGTAAAGCTCCAACAACCCAACAGCAAGAGATAGTCACGTTAACAATCTTTGAGCTCCTGCTTTCAAAGAAAGGCAACAACTATAAACACTTTCTTGAAGCTGTACCTGTTTTATTAGAAATATACCCATCCCTAATGGAAGAAAAGAGCTGGTTCAAATCATTTGAATTACAGTTTAATGAAATAGAGAAAGCCACGAAGTTACCAAATAACACGTTTGATGTATATAATCGTGATGGTGGTTTCATGGACTATATCAGTAAACTCGTTAAAGATAAGTTTCAAATATCAAAGAAAGACTCTTGGAATCCAGCCGATATATGGCTCATACGCAATTCAGCATGGCCAAAATATGTAAAAGCTCTTGATGACGCTAAAGCTATTAATGAAGTCAATGAAATATTAGTGGTTGCGTATAATAAAATGGATATCGTAGGAGTTTCTCTTAAAAAGAACAACGGCCGACAGCTGAACTACGATCTTGTAAATCTAAAATCAGATCTTAAAAAAATCCCTGCGGTGAAACTCGAATCCATCGCGCTCAATATACCATTTGACCCAAAGACTCTAAGTTTCACTTCAGTTACTAGCAATGTAATACTTTCGCAGAATAGCAAAAAGTATTCGTTAGGCTTTAAAAGTAATCAGGCTAGTATTGGTAATATAACTTATGAGTTTTCAGCAAGTGGCGGGGCTGCCTTTTTAGGAAAGGTGCCAAAAGACATGCTAAGTTTAGAATTGAAAAAGCATGGTCATACAATGCCAGTTCATACAGATTTCATGAAGTTTGACCGAAAAGACTTTGAGATGAAATCTAAAAAGATTCAACAATCATCAAGCATATTCAAATTTAATGGCGACGTTAAAACCTTTGTTAAAAATTTAGAGCTATCATGGTCTAAAGGGCGAGCTAAGGACAACGTTGTCATTTCTCAGATATTTACATTTGCATATATAATAGCAACAATGACTGCAGCTAAAAGAGCCGAATTTATCGAAACTATATTTTATATGGCTCAAAAGAAAGGAAAGATATTTGGTCCTTTTGGGAAGCTGCATTAAACCTAACACATTAACAAGAGATATATATGAAATCATTTAAGTCATTCATAACAGAAAATTACCCTACTAAGAAATAGGAATGTATATATAATATAGACTCACATAGAGGATATAAGATATGTTCATATACAAAACTACAAACACGGTAAACGGTAAACAGTACGTCGGATTATGCGGGCGAGAGAAAGCTGATAGCTATTTAGGTTCAGGCACCTTATTACGATTAGCAATTAAAAAGTATGGTAAAGACAAGTTCGAAAGAGAGATCATAGAACGCTGTGAATCATATGAAGAACTGTTAGTTAGAGAAGAATATTGGATTGGCCAATATAATGCAGTTAACGACCCAATGTTTTATAATTTAAGCCATGGCGGTTTTGCTGGTAATGCTGAAATCGTTAAAGAATATTGGTCAACCATGACTGAAGAACAACGTAAAACTGCTAGGAATTGGAAAGGTCATTTTATAGGTTTAGACCAGAGCGGTGATAAACATATTAGCAAGCTTAAAGATGATTGGTGTGACAACGTCGCGAAAGGCGTACAGGAAACTTGGGATTCATATAGCGATGAAGAACGCGCTAAAAGAGCTGATAAAGTTAAGCAAGGGATAAAGGAAAACCGTAGAGACTTTTCAGGAAAGAACAACCCAATGGCTGGAAGAAGCGCTATAACTGAAAAGAATTTAAAATGGTATACCGATGGTATAAATAGTTTATATGTAACCGAAGACACTCAGCCTTCAGGCTATTACCGTGGTCGCAAAATGAAAAAGAGAAAAGTTAATGAAATCGTTTAAGTCATTCATAACAGAAGCAAAAGCTGGTGTTAATAGTCATCTTTCACATATCGAAGATTTGATTTTATATCAGGGAGTGAAAGGAACTCGTAATGGCATAACTGCTCTTCGAGATCTTCGAGATATGTTAAGTGGTAATACTTCGAAAGGAACAAGCGTTACGGTTAAGTGGGATGGCGCTCCGGCGTTATTCTGTGGATTAGATCCCGCGGACGGTAAGTTCTTTGTGGCTAAGAAAGGCATCTTCAACAAGAATCCTAAGATCTATAAAACAGCTCAAGACGTTGATGATGACATTCCTAATCCTGACTTAAATAACAAAATGAAAGTTGCGTTAGTTGAACTTGCTAAACTTGGTATTAAGAAAGTAGTTCAAGGCGATGTAATGTTCACATCCGATGATCTCAAGATTGAAACAATTGATGGTGTTAAATACGTCGTGTTCCATCCTAATACAATTGCTTATGCGATACCTGCTGATAGCGGTCTTGGTAAACAGATTCGAGCAGCGAAGATCGGTATTGTGTTTCATACTGAATACAATGGTAATTCGATTGCAGATCTTAAGGCGTCGTTTGGTGCAAACATTAAAGGATTTAAAAAGTCAAAAGGTACTTGGTTCGCATCTGCTGACATTCCAGATTTGAGTGGACAAGTAACAATGAACGCAAAAGAAACTGCGGCTGTTACTAAACATCTATCAAATGCAGGTAAGATCTTTCAACAGATTAGTTCTTCAGTCCTTAAAGATATTGAAACAATTCCGAACCTTGGTCAGACTATTGAAACATATAACAACCGTTCAGTCCGAGCTAATCAACGTATAACTGATACCAAGAAACATGTTGACGGATTAGTCGCATATGTATCTGAAAAGTTCCAAAAAGAAATTGACAAACTAAAATCTGAGAAAGGTAAAGCTCGTAAACAAGTGGCTAAAGATGATTTTATGAAGTTCTTCTCTGATTCTAATAAAAGGAATTTAAAACTCGTGTTTGACCTGCAAAAGGAACTTGTGGAGGCTAAAATACTGTTGATAGAAAAACTTAGTGATATAAATAATATTAACAAATTCGTTAAGACTAAAAATGGTTATAAAGTTACAGGTGATGAAGGATTCGTTGCAATTGACCATTTAAGTGGCGGAGCAGTAAAGCTAGTTGATAGAATGGAATTCTCAACAAATAATTTCTCATCCGAAATTTTGAAAGGTTGGATGTCAGATACCAGAAACTAATTATTATATATGGTTAACCCCGCATGGAGACAAGCATGAAAACCTTTAAAGAATACGTAGAACCCGAAGATGACATTGACGAAGCCTTGGATCTGAAGCAACGTTTCAAAGCAAAGCAAACGTTCCGCAAGAACAAAGCAAAGATCGCAATGGGTAAAAAGAAAGCCGAAAAGCGAATTGCATCTCCTGAGAAATTAAAATCTCGTGCAAGAAAGGCCGCTCGTAAAGCTGTCGAGAAACAATTAATAAAGAACAAAAGTAAAGACGAATTATCGTTTTCACAACGTCAAGCTCTAGAAAAGCGGGTCGATGCCAAGAAAGGCGTAATAGATCGAATCGCTAAAAAGATACTGCCAGCAGTTAAGAAGGCAGAATTAGAGAAGAAACGCGGTGGAAACAAAAAAGATGAAAAATAAAACTTTTAAAGAACTTCAAGAAAACTTATTATATGATCCGAACACCAAGATAGATTTCTTAGATGATGAGAAATCTATCATTGATGCGTTTATGATTAACTTTGTTGGTCTTCTACTTGCGTATAATTTATCTAACAATCCTGCAAAGATTCTCCGACATATCAAAGCTGATGCAAAAGTCCGCGTTAGCAATATTGACGATACCAATAATGATATGTCTCTTATTATTAAAGTTATGGCTGATAAGGATTTCTTTAAGACGTCTATCACGGTTAACGAGATTACGCGTTTCTTTGCTATATTAAAAACTGGTAAGATTAAAGAAGTCGACGAAGGTCAAATATTTGCTTGGGTTAATGCTGTTAAACCTGCAAAAATGGTTAAGATGCAGAAGTCTTTAAAGAAAGCGTTGAAGACAATTCTTGACGATGGCGATTTAACTTTAGGTCTTAAACATATTCGATGGTCAGCTATGCGTAATGCTTCGGCATCAGGTGAGTTCCTTGTATTGACAAAAGGAATGAAGTTTAAGCAAGTTAACAAATCTATTACCGCAACTCCTCAAACTGTTGCAACAAGTTCTAATCAAGTAATTGATGATATTGCGAAAGGTAATGCTGCGTCCATTGCAGCCTCAGTTGCTATTGCTGCACCGCCTAAACTTGATAGGATCCCGACCGCTATTAGGAATAGAGATCCTAGTATGATTTTGCGGGCTGTTAAAGAAGACGCTACCGAGTTCGTTGCAGACTTCATATCAATGCTAAGATACGACAAAATCACTGGCGATCCTGCTACGCTTGAAGCTTTACGAGAAGCGTATACTACAGCGCTTGGTACGACAACAATAAGAGCTTCAATCGACGAGCTGTTTAAACAACAACTTACAGGTGATTCATACAAATTCACGGCCAAAGAACTTCTAGAAAAAGCTAAAGACTTTGGTGCACTGACGATTGAACTTCCGGCGATACTAAGACGGACAGATTTCTATGACCCATTAAAGAATGGATCTCGTAGTAATTATGCCGCGCAAGTAATGTATTTCCTTGAAGACGATGTTCCATCATTAGGATTCCGCCCAAGCACTTGGTTACGAAAAAATATCAGATCATTAGTAACTGGTGGCATCAACGGTCAAAAGAACCGTCATTTGATAAATAATGCTAGCACCGTTGCTCGTGGCGAAGTTGATGTATTCCTTGATATTATATCTAATGCTGTAGAAGTTAAAGAAGGATTGATTAAACCATATAAAGGCGGTGGCACTGATGCACCATTTCCGTCAAGCACAAAATACGTATTAGAATTAAACATAAATGCCGATGCCGCTGCAGCGTACGACCCAGAGTATTTCAGAGGTCTTTCGCCGACTATTAAAGTGCAGCAGTATTCACTTGACGATCCAATTCAATGGGCTAATAAATTATATGATGAATTAACAATTGCGGCTAGTGGGAGTAGTAATTCTTTTCAAGTTCAACGTATTATCCTTGATATACTAGAAGCGAGACCTGTAGGTACATCGGAAGAAGCAGTCTTCTCTATACAAGCTCTTAGTCAGAAGTATAACTATAATGAATTCATGTCAATAGTTAAATACGCTTATTCTGGAGTATTACAAAACGCGGTGCTTGCTGCTCCAGCTGTCGCATATTTACTTTTCAACATAATGAAAACGATGATAGCGATGGACAAAGATAAAAGCGAATATGAATTAATATATTACATGATGAGGACAGCTCTGCCAACTGTAAGAGTTGATGCCGCAAAAATAATCAAAGCAAGATATAAAGATCCAAGATTCGTTGTAGGAATGTTTAGTAAAAAGACTCCATACGGTGATACTATTAAAATGGACACTTCTGTGCTAGGCGGCAATCAATATGATAAATGGGTATTTGACGAACATACTGAAATTGGACCGATGCTGTTCAAAGAGTATGTTAAGTTCGAGAATGTTAACGCACGTAACCTTGACCATTCTGTAAAGACTCTTACAGCAGGTTGGGGACATTCGTTCATGAATGCTGATGAACTTCATCCTGACAAATCGCCAATTTATCAAGCAATGATTATATCGTCTAGAATAGTTGCGTCTCGACAAGATCCAAAGAAAATGTTACAAGTCTTGTATCCTGAATTAATACCAACTGCTTCGACGTTTTTAATGCAAGTTGCGCTAAGAACTATTGAAGACAACTCAACTGAA